AACCCCGTCTATTTCCCCAACCGCCTCGATTACTTCACCCTTAGATGGTCTCATTTTTTCACCTCTTTAATTGTTAATTGTTAACCGCTCGGATACTGACCTTTACCGGGCCTTGATTAGCTATTTGCTATGATTTCCATTGCTTTCTCCAAGTCGCCAGTTTTCATGAAAAGCAGGAACTTCACTTCAGCCGCGTTTCCCGTTCTCGTTGCCTCATCTATCATTTCTATTATTTCGTTTATTTCCTGCTCTGTTAACTTAATAGTCATTTTTTCACCTCTTTAATTGTTAATTGTTAACCGATCATGTCATAAATATATACCTGTCTCGATTAATTGTCAAGGGATTAATTGACAGGGTGTAAGAATTAATTGACACATAAACTTGTTTAGTAACACGAATGGTGTGAAACGTAACACTTTCTGCTCCTTTTTAGTGTTCACGTGTTAGGAATTTAGGCCCTTCACAGCCTTCACATTTTCTTTAATTCCAGGTGTTACGCCGATGTGAATACTTTTTTTAAACTCCAGAGGTATATAAAAGAGAGATATATATAAAAATATAAAATATATAGAAGGTCTTACCCGATTTTTGGGATTTTGGGCTAAATACTGTCAATTGCTGAAGATCCACGACAGTGAAGGGTGTGATGAGCCTACCCTGTGGTACATTGATAGGATTAAATAACACGATAACTTATTGATATCTATAGAAGTTAAGTGTTAAGAGCAGGTGAAGACCCATCACACCCTATTAATTGACACAAAACTGCCCGCTTTGTGAGGCGATCTATCAACCCGGAAGGGTGGATCGCCGGGGAGGTGGCTCCGATGTACAGGATTGCTCCTTGTACGGGTGCCCAGTGCAGAATTTTTTCTTTGGAAGAGGGACAACTTGAAAGAGGGGGCCTGGGAAAAGTGTGGGCGTGTAACTTTGGAGAGAGAACCACATCTCCAACAATCCCAAATATTCAAATTAGTTAATTAACACGGCTACTTATCCCGCATCTCCAACAATCCTAAATATTCAAATTAGTTAATTAACACGGCTACTTATCCCCCCCCTCAAAAAAAATTATTGACATACCCCTATGTGGGGGGATATAGTGGGAGTATGGACCAAATGTTTCAAATAGCGGAGGATCTCAATCTGCCGGCCTTGGTGAAGCTCCCGCGCCACTATCCGCCTTCAAGAGTCATGAGCGACCCGCAGAGGATGCGGGAAGCCGTAGCCGATTATTTCTCGATGCTGACGGAAGATCCGGACAATCCTAAACCCCCGACACCACCGGGGCTTGCAATGGCGCTCGGGTTGCGGGGATTTGATGCGCTGCTCCAGATCAAACGAACAGAGGAAGCCGATCCTGGAACATACTCGGAAGAGGCGATGGCCGTACTCGATCTGGCTGCCGCCTACATCGAAGATTATTACCTGACCTATGGCCTTAAAGAACGGCTCCCTGCGGCCTTTACCAAGTTCCTCCTGTCCGCCTACTTCAATCGCAGCGAGAAGACGATACAGGAGATGGTGAATCAACCGGACAACAATATCCAGGTGAATGTTCTCGGGGTGTCACAGCCACTTCCCCCCTCTACCCGTAAAAATGCTCAGAATGGCCCGGAATCGATTAGGAGAGTGGGTGATGCTATGACCCTACCCGGTACAAAGTCGTGCAGTACAGACGATCCTGGCGAAGATGAGCTGGAGTTTAATGTGTTTGATCCAACCGATGAAGAGTTGGACAACTTGTAGCCTATGAAGATCGACCTTCCCTATCAATTGACCTTGAGAGATTATCAGATTCCACTGTGGGAGGCAGTGGTGGTGAAGGGGGTACGGAACACCCTGGTAGTGTGGCCTCGAAGGAATGGAAAGGATTTAATAACACTCAATATAGCCATAGCGAAAGCTTTGCAGAGGGTGGGGTTGTATCTTTACATCGCGCCGTATTTTAGTCAGATACGTTCGATCATATGGGAAGGAGCGGATAACGAAGGTAGAAGGTTCTTAGACTACATCCCCCCTCAAATTATAAAGCAGAAATATGAATCTCGAATGACTGTAGAGTTGGTGAATGGATCATTCCTGAAATTCGCGGGGGCTGATAATATGGATTCTATGATGGGTGGGAATCCGGTTGGAATAATCCGAACGGAAGCCTCTCTCCATAAGCCTGAAGGTTGGGATTATCTACGTCCGATAATACTGCAAAACAAGGGGTGGTCGTTGCACAACGGCACTCCCAGGGGATTGAATCATTTTTATGTTCTCGCAAAAATGGCGGAAAACAACGATGATTGGTTCTTCCAGCACTTGACATGTGACGATACCGGCCTTCCGACTAAAGAGGATATACAATCTGAGAGGGACTCAGGAATGCCTGAGTCTCTAATCCAACAAGAATACTACACATCTTTTCTCGCATCTTCAGATGAGACGTTTATACCCCTGGAACTCGTTCACCCGGCCACACAGACGACCATAGCCCCGGAAGATGTCAAGCATATGAAGCGTATCATGGGTGTGGATGTGGCGTTCGCGGCGAACGGGGATGCAGCAGCCATAGCCAAGAGGCAAGGAAGGCTCCTCCACCCGGTTCAGGAGTATCAGGGGGTAGACAACATGAGCTTCGCCTCGATCATTGATCGGGAGGCACGGCAGTTTCGTCCGGAGCTTATCTTCATCGATGCTGGTCGGGGGGAGGGAGTGTATTCCCGCCTCTGGCAGATTGACCAGCACTACCAGGACATAGTTGTTCCCATAGATTTTGGGGGTAAATCCTCTGATCCTCTTTACGCCAACATGACGGCGCTCATGATGGGACGATTGAAGGATTGGTTCAAACAGATCCCGGTCCCGTTCATACCGCTTGACGAACAGTTGATTAAGGAAATTACCTCCCCGAACATTGAATATGATGGGCAGGAGAACAAGATCAAGATGGAGAGCAAGAAACATATGAAGTCAAGAGGCATTGCTTCTCCAAATAAGCTCGATGCGGTCAAGCTCACCTTCGCTGAAGAGGAGGAGGATAACATTCTTTCTGAGAAGGAGGAGAGGATGCGGGAGATTCTTCCCCACATGCAACGGTTGGAGGCACAACGGCCCTATGACGAGGGGTATAGCCCCTTCGGGCATGATCTCGACTACAGAGAAGAGGAGAGCATATGGTGAAGATCCTCGGTCCCCAACGCTACCAACTCTTCATTACGAAGGATTTTTCTATTCCAGGGGTCGAAGAGTATTGGCAAAGTCTGATAGATCATGACCTCTTAAAGTATCGGATGCCGGAGATTTTTAATCCTCGTCTTGATGATGTTCTGGAGATGTTTGAAGCTCCAGGACACATTTGTTTTGGATGCATGGATATGGCTGAAAATGGGATATGTGGGGAGTGTATGCTAACAGGAATACAAAGGCTATCTGCTCAAATTCATTTCAGTATTTCTCCAGAATACCACGGGACGAAGGCGCAGCACATAGCCCGATCCGGAGCAGAACAGTTGTTCAATACCGGCCTTCATTCCCTCATAGGTTGCACCCCGGTAGATAATCGACTTGCGGTGCGGTTCATAAAAAAGATAGGGTATGTGTTCAAATGTTACTTGACAGATGTGTTTATTCTCGCTTATGCTGATAACAAAATATGTGATGGATACATTTCTCAGCTTACAGCAGATGATCTCTACAAGGAGAAGGACAATGAAAGGCAAAGAAAAAGGGAAGAGTAAAGGCAAAGGAAGGGGGTGCTGAGATGGGAGGAGGAAAAGGGAGTTCTTCGCCACCACCGCCGCCTCCGGAACCAGCCCCCGCTCCGGTGAAGATGGATTTTAAAATGCCAGACTTCTCCTCGATGTACGCCTCTCAGGAGGAGGATTACAATGCTAAACTTGCGGAGCAGCAAGCGGAGCAGAAACGGCAGGATGCTCTTTCACAAGTATCGGATCTTTACAGTTCCAAATTCGATGCTGCCGACAAAGCGACAAGCGATGTAAATATGCAGATCGCCGATGAACTCGCACATGCCAAGACGGTGGGGATGGATTACTCTATCAACGATGCCGATAAGCAGAAGCGCATAAACAATGCGTTCGCGAACTATTGGACGCAAGGGCAGGAGAATCAATTGAATGGTCTTGTTTCGAAATACGGGAATGCCGGGTACAATTGGGATCTTCCTATAACGATAGGAACTCCAACGGCAGGCAAGAAGACGGATAAGACTCCAGGGACTCCCGCAGGAAAGCCGGTGAAGGCTAAAGGTACGGCGGTTTCTACTGTCGTAGATCCGCTTGGAGCCGCTGATAACATTCTAGGGTAGAGATATGGGTGGAAAAGGGTCATCACCGCAATACGTTATGCAACCAGCGAAGGCACCGCAGGTCGATATGTCTCCGATGTATCGTGCCATGGGGCAAATGCAGCAGCAGATGATGGAATCGCAGATGCAGAATATGCACCAGATCGATAGTCTCATGGCCTCTGCTCCAAAGCCTACGCTTGACAAAACTGTCGATTGGAAGAATCAGGCCGCCGAGTTGAAGAAGAAGATAGCTGCGGATTATGACGCAAATGCGGCCGATAGGAGAGGGAGAGAGAGTACGATAATTACATCTCCTCTTACCGATAAGGATGTAGCTTTAACCGATTCTGTTCTGAAAGGGAGCTAAAGCAAAATGCAAAGAGCCCACAATATCAAGCGGTTCGCATTAACAAACGACAATTTGAAGTATTCATCCTCGGGCCGAGGAAGTGAGCTTTCTGAGATGCGGTGTTGCAATGCCGGTCGATGAAGAAAGAAGCATGGATGTCATGCAGGCCAAGAAGGATGTACAGGAATGGGGAATAAAAGAATACCTTCAAGAGTATGAAGAACTTCTTGATGAGAGAAGGGATATCGATGTCGAGGCTCGGAAGATATCAAGTTATCTCCTTCCTGGGCGGGGGATGTTTAATAATCTCGAACGCCCCGCAAAGAGAAAGTTTACGTCCCCGAGGGTTGTTAATCCAGCGGGGAAGGAAGCTCTTAAAATCCTTTCTGCGGGGATACATGGTTGGTTGACTTCTCCATCTCGTCCGTGGTTTCGTCTTCAATTCACCGATCCGCAGCTTAAAAAGAACCCAGTATTGTCTCGATGGATGTATGAGGTGAACAAGACGCTCTATGATGCGTTCTCCGCTTCGAACTTTTATCAATGTGTCCATTCTTTTTATAATGAATTGGGTGGTTTCGGTACAGGATCATTATATTTTGGAGAGGATGGCGATCCTTTCCGTTTTGAGGGAATGACATTTGGGGAGTATGCCATAGGATTGGATTCTCGCGGAATAGTGAATAGGTTCTATCGTCCGGTTTTTAAAAAAGGGCAGCACCTTATTGACGATTACGCGGATAAACTTCCGAAATCTTTTATAAAGAAAGCAGAAAACGTAGCCTTCTTGAACAGTTATTTTACATGCCTTGAAGCAACCGTTCCGAGGATTTTTCAGAAGGATAAGAGGTTCACACGGGTTCTGTATCTCTTGGGGCAGGGAGCAGCCAAATCCGACATGGAGAAACCCGAAGGCGGAGGAACACTTCTACGCATAGATGGTTTTTATGAATTCCCATATCCAACTGCGCGTTGGGAGATTGTAGGGACGGATATTTACGGAACGAGTCCGGGGATAGAGGCGCTTCCTGACATTATGCGACTTCAAGAGATGGAGAAGTCCGCATCTATGGCTGTTCACAAAGATGTAAGTCCTCCTCTTTTTGCCCCGGCACATCTGAAAGGAAAGATCAAAGGACTTCCCGGAGGGGTTACGTATTCTCGTAACACGATGAACGAGAAGGTAACATCTCTTTATGACAAGCCGTTCAACTATCAAGGAGTTTCTGCGTTTGTTGAGAGAGTAGAGCAGCGTTTGCAACGGACATTTTATAACGATATATTTCTGTCAATCATGAGAGATCCAAATGCCTCCCCTTTGCGTACTGGAGAAGTCAACGTGAAGGATCAGGAGAAGATGATCCGCATAGGTCCGGTAGTGGAACGGCTATATCACGAATTTTATAAGCCGGTTATCGAGAGGGGGTTCAATATCCTTTTGAGGAAAGGAATGCTGCCCCCACTTGATCCCGCCTTGCAGGAGATAGTACAGGCATCAAGCTACGATATATCCCTCATATCTGTTCTCGCTCAAGCGCAGAAGGCTCTTGGAACCCGGTCTATTCAAGAATTTTTCCAATTTGTTGGAGCGGTTGCTTCAGTTGACCAGAAGAGTCTTGATAAAGTTAACAGTGATGTGGCTATTGACGAATACGCGGATATGACCGGAGTTCCTTCTGTCATCCTCCGCTCTGATGAGGAAGTAGCAAACATACGCCGGGCAAGAGCAGAAGAGTTACAGAAAGCGCAGAAGCAGCAGCAGGAGATGGCCCAGATGCAAGCAGAGAATGCCACCATAAAAGACAGAGCTTCCGCTGCGAGGGATATGAGTTCTGC